GTGGGGTTGATTTCCCTCACTTGGTAGGTAAAAGTTTTCGTTTCTTGAGGTTTTGAGAGCCAGGGACAGACACAAAATCATCGGAACAGTCCATTACTTTGTGGCATTCCTCAATGTCAGGAACTTCTCGGGCCTGAGCAAAATGACCAGTCTTCATCTCAGTAGCCTGGCGTTCACCAGTTTCGTGAGGTTTCTGCCTAATGCGCTTAGGCTTGTAAGGTCTAAATTGTTTGGACCCCGGGACAACGTCCCGAGTGACATCAGGGTTTGCGTTAACAAATAACGGCACAGCATTCAGAGCCAATTGATATAAATCAACAGTTAAATTGGCAAATAGGGCACCCAAATTCTGGCACGTAGGTCCACTAGTACAAGTGGGGCCAGCCCCGGTGACCATAAACCCACCGGGGAAAAGGAAACGCATCTCACTTGAGATATCTCCAACCTTTATAAAAGGGTAGTCAAAGTCTTCTGAATTAACATACAACAGTTCCTTAGATTTGTTGTCACAAGGCAAAATGAATGTAGCGGGTGCCCACGCTGGAGTGGTCACGCAATTAGGGATATCCAACACCACGTCATTGTTAGAGAATGGAAGAATCTCCAAAGAGTTTCCGGTTCCACCAACAGACGCATTTAGATTCCCAGCGATAACCTCAGGGTCAGGAACCCAAGCAATGGAAATTTGCTTATTGTTCTGCGTGCCAATAGCTGGCTGATACTCCACAGTGCAATCAACAAGTCTCCAACGGGTCCAGCACTCAGACACTTTCTGCAGTATCGAGTCACTAGAACCATACGCTCCGAAAGGACAATTAGTGTCGTCGGCGGTAAACGCAGCGACGGGTGAGAATATGAAGTTCTGCAATGGTGCAGTGCCAGTAGGGGCAGGCTGAGGAGCTACGCCAATATAAGGGCCAAATGGCGGTAACGCTCCAGAAGCAAAACCTTCATTAACATAACCAATTAATTGCCTCCCAGAGATACGTATCCCGGGACCGTTCCCAAGGTCAGGGGCACGGTTAAAGTCCCAATTTGGAGTCCGACTAACAGTTCCGACAGTAGCTGGAGCGGAAATTAGCGAACTAGCAGTTCTGCCGCCAAGACGTGTGCCGGTTTGAACACCGATCGGGAGGCCGGTCGCACGGCCAAGCCAACCAGCTCCAGACTCAATGACACCGTCGAGCGCATCAATGCCAAAAGCATGTGCAATGCCTTTACCAATTGTGCTAAGAGGGAATTTACCAGATGTGCTATTGCGCGACTTTGGTTGCTTCTTGACACGAACAGCCACCACCTTGTTACGTCGACGCTTCGTTTTACCCATTCGCAAAGTTTATTCAGGGAACACAAAAATGAACAAAACATTAAACTGCAGGGGTGCCAAGCCACCCCCTGTGTTCCCAGGGCAGGATTAAAGTGACATCGCCGCCAAACCTTCCAACGAAGGTGGGGGGTCACCGTAATCAAAGGTCCCAAACCGGATATTGCGTTTGGGGCCCGCAGGCATCAGCACCACCGTTTGCGGAGGGGGTAGCACCAATGTCTCACCGTCGGGTTCGTCTTTTCTCTCAGTGGGCGGAGCACGCTTGCTCTCCTGAGATTTGGCGTTCCTGCCAACTTCGTTCCATTTCTTGAACTTGCTGTCACCAGCCTTCTGAGCTTGCCGAAATGCACGGGCACGCTCATTACTCTTCCTCTTAGGCATAGCTTGACGTTTGAGTTCCTCAAGCTTAGGTGATTTCGGTGAATATGGCCTGGGCTGCGCCTGCATGGTGCCAACGTTAACACGATACGTGACATCATCAAAGGGCCCAGTTACCACCGCAGTCAATTTGCCGTCAATAGGGACAGGTTCACAGCAAATTGGCAAGTCCAACAACTGCTCCAAAGTTGTAGATTCTGATAGAGCCTTCAGAAATCTAGTAATATCAAACCCCTGCAGCACAGGGTCGGAACAAAGAAAATAATCCATCCAATTCCCGCGGTTTTCATTAGGATATTGTTGGTCAACAGGGGCCTCGGAATGATAATAACGGAGCGTTACGAGCTCGGAAGCTTGGTCCTTCATATCTAATTCCAACGCCAAATTCCCCTGGACTACGCGTTCAACAGCTTGACACAACGGGCCCAAAATTGGCGTGTTACGGTCCGTCAACAGAAAGCTACGCGCTTTCTCAACCAGTTTCATAGCTGGCGTCACGGCTGGGGGCAAATTCCCGGAAAGATGGAATTTAGTCAACTGACGAACAATGTCAGAACAACTATCAAAACACCCAAACCAAACGTCATGGCTATAAAACCGGCTAAGAAAGTGGAGCCCATGCTCCCACGTGGAACCACTTGGATCTTCAAGACCTGACCGACCATTTCGGCGGCCTTGATTAGTGACTCCGGAGACACGTCAGCGGTCATCCCATCATCGCCACCATAAATACCAAGAGAGGACCATGCTTCATCAGGAGACATGTAGCCAACGCCACCCTTAGAAGGTGACATACGGAGGGCCACATATGCCATGAAAGCGTCATCATTGGTATTAAAGGCAGCGGTTTCGGGAGAACCACTGTTCCGCTGGAATTCCGTAACATACCGAATTCCCATTGTGGAAACGGCTGGTAGGTTATACTGCGACCTAAGGAGGTCAGCAATGTCGGCGTGATAAGACACTCGGAAATAGGCCATCATACACATCTGATCCAACAGCCTAAAAACCTTCGACATGCGACCATCAAACTTATCACAATCGGTAGGAATAACGTGCCGTTTAGCAGCGACACAAATTCTAGCAACAGCCTGAGCCACCTGCAGAGGACTCTTACCAAACGCGTACCAGTGTTGGAGCTTGAGAAGCTCAGCAAACGCATAGATGTACTGAGAATAGCGCAGCTTATCCTGACCATTAATCTGGGAAATAGGTCTAGGAGCCTTGATACCGCCATAAGTCTCAGCCTTGAGAAACATCTTAATCATTCGCTTACATTTCTCCAACGCGCTAGCTTCTTCCAGAATACGCCTTTGAGCCGGTCTGTTTTGCTTGTCAAACACAGTTTCAACCTCAACAGGTGAGGCCATATGCTTGACCGGGACCAACTTATCAACGTACTCCTTCATGAAGGTTAGCAACATAGGAGTCATTTCAACACTCGACGCAACTTTAGTAATTCGCTCTTCAATGCAGGTCTTTTCGTTAGGAACAGTACGATCAGGAACAAACCCACCATGGATAACCGGATGCATAAATGGTCGGAGCGGACACTTAGCGTCAGGCTCGAACCCATCAGGCTCACCACATTGGTAACGACGTACCCCCTCTGAAACTGGGAAAACCCAGTCGGGCTTGCGAGGCAAATTCTTCCGATAATAACCCACCAGCACGGCAGACTTCGCACGATCCCCGACAGTACCTTCAACTTGAGGAATGCTGACGTCAACTTTGGTGACAGTAGCAATGGCCCGAACGGCATCATCTTCTTGAGCCGTAATTGTACAAGCCAAATGCGTTCCAGTCATCGCAGTAGAGACCTTCAGATCCTTGGATTGAATATACAGTCTGAGAAAACCACCAGCAGCTACTATTAGCCGTTTTAACGGCTGGTGGTAATCCGCAAGCAACCATCGCAAAATCAGGGTGCCAACCAACCCGAAATCAGCCCCAGGAGTAAACATGACAAGATAATGATCTGTGTCAATGCGGCGTTTCTCAATAATAAACATCCGCGACCTCCAACCATTTGAGACCAAAAACGAATCGCGCCCATAATTCCACAACGGGTGCTGGTAATCCGCACCTCCGCCCACTTTCATACACAACATTGAATCCTCGTCAAACGTGAAAGAATAACCGTTCCGAACTCCACACACCTCATCAGGTATAAAAGTGTAGATACAGACAGGGCAACGGTTTTCTAGCAACAAGGAATTCATGTCTACGTAATAATCCACATCGATCATCCCCAACAACGTATTTGGGGTTACATCTGGGCGCCCGGGCTGCAAAACTAGGTCCTTACTCCAGTAAAACTCCCTGGACCCAAGGTTTCCGTGGCGCACGTCCGATGCAGAGTGCTGATATGAATAATACGTATAACCCATCATGCGAGCAAACAACTCGAGCATCGACTGGGCAGTGTTACGTGAAGCGGCCGCGTCACCATGAGTATGATTTGGAGTGGCGCGGCTACGAACTACCGGGATATCATGGAAAGTCTGTCGTAAGACAGCGTAATCTATCCCAATTTGATTACGACTAATCCATGCCATGATGGACGCGTAAAGCCTCACATTACGCTTTATCCACCATCTTACCAACCACAAGGTCAACCCTAAACTACCAGCCACACCAGTAACATTCAGGGCCCAAATCCAAGCGGTTTGGCGCAACGTCCGCCGCAGTGGCAAGACGGGAGCCCCCGGGAGTGATGTTCTCGAGGAGGCAAGTCCCATCACAAGATCAATAACGACAAAGTCTTG